CAATATAAAAGGCTGGCAGGTATACCTAGCCCACTATGGGTGAAGGCGGTGACTCACTTAATCAGCTCTAAAAGATCAAAAGAATTTAGATGGCACGATTCAGGTGACGTTCAGGACCTGGCCCATCTTAACAAAATTTTTGAAGTATGTAGATTGACTCCATCGGTTAAACATTGGATGCCTACACGTGAAGCCTGGGTCAAGCCTTATTTAAAAGATTGCCCTGATAACTTAGCTGTAAGATTTTCCATGCCTATGGTAGATCAACCAGCAACAGGAACCTGGAGCCACACCTCGACGGTGGTGACATCTGGTGCGACGTGCCCTGCTCCAAAACAAGACGGCAAGTGCGGCGACTGTAGAGCATGCTGGAATAAAGATATTAAAAACGTTTCATATGGCAAGCATTAAATCTTTTCATCAAACCGGGCGCAAAAATGCGTCCGGTGTATCCGCTGAAGAACTCAACGCGCACAACTCAGAAATTTTTATTAATTACAGGCGTCAAGCCCCGAAAGCGTCAAGCTCCAAGCAGCAAGCTTCAAGCCCCAAGCGCCAAGCTCCAAGCGTCAAGCCGCAAGCTTCAAGCTCCAAGATCCGTGAACCACGGAACAAGTGAACAAGTTTATTGGACCTCGGACCATGGGCCTCGACTATGATAAAAGTATTCTCAGGATGTGTGTGATGCCATGCAATTTGGTGTGGACTGAAGCGAACAAAATTACCTTTTGCTATCTTAAATTCGACAGTGAAGAATAACTTATTCTTGTTGTAACATAATGCGTCTGGCATACCTGGAACGCTTAAATTCTCTATACGATTCCAGATAATATTAGGTGTTTTTCGTTTTACTTTTTGGTAAAGTTTTGCTTCTGGACCCATATAAATTTTGAGGTAACTTATACTCACGAAACGGCACCCCAGTTCTCTTTCTCCCGTAGTGTTTTTCCTCGTATAATCTTTTAGAATAACTCATCAAGACATCATAAAATGATTTTTACCTAGAACTTCTTTGGGATCATCTTTAGTTTTAAAGGCAACAAGTATTGAAGGTTGCCCTATCACATTGTTTTCCAAAACTTCTATTCTAGATATCTCATGCAGTGCACCTTGCTTCTCAACATACACTTTAGCATTATTGATAGCATTACCTTTGTCTTCATCAACAAACTTCTCGAGGTATTCCATTAAATGTTTAACATACATTACAGACCATTCTTTCTCATGTCCTCTATTTTATCTTCAATTTGTTTAGCCAGTTTAATATTGTCATTCTTTAGTGCTTGATTATCTATTTCTAGATCTCCATTCAAAGCCCTTAATGCATTATTGATTTTTATAATCTTAGCTAGTTTTGAAGTCAGGTCTCCTAATATACTCTCAGTACCTTTTAACTTAACCCTATCAGTCTGCCACCCAGCCTTCTCCTTTAGTAAATCGAAGTTGTCTCGTCTCAGATCTTTAAGAAGTATATCTTGAGATTCAATTACTAAAGTTAAATCTCCACCTCCTCTATCCTCTTCTTTAGAACTAGTACTTGGTGTTGATGCAATAGGTTCTAATTCGTCTTGTAGTTTCTCTGATTCAGTTTTTATTATAGGCTTCATTTTATCTACCATTTTATTAAACTCCTTTGCTTCTTTCGTTGTTATCATGCTTGACAATATATGATTGTTACCTTAAAATGTCAAGTATGGCCACTTAGAAATAAAAATCTCTGATGGCCTATATTATGGGTGTACCTAAAAGATTAACAGAAATGCAAAAGAGATTTGCCGAATTAGTAGTGTTTGGAGGTGTGGATGGACCTTTAACACAATCTGAGGCTGCAAAATTAGCTGGCTACAGTGAAAAAAGATGTAGGCAAGAGGGATCAGAATTATTGAATCCTAGACTAAGCCCTTTAGTTGTTAAATTTGTTGGTCAACTTAAAGAAGAACGGATGAAGAAACATGAGGTCAATTATGACACTCACATATCCGAATTAAATAGAATCAAAGAACTTGCTTTAAAGAAAGGCTCTTTCTCTTCTGCTGTAAACGCTGAAACAAATCGTGGCAAGGTAGCAGGACTATACATAGACAGAAAAATAATAAAACATGGGAAAATAGAAGAATTATCAACGGAACAACTAGAAGACAAAATGAAACAGATAGTAGAAGATTACGGCGCATTACTTAACGTCACTCCAGAAGAAGAGGAAAAAAAGATTGAGCATAAAGAAACTTAATTTTCCACCTTTTCCATTTTAATTATACACCCCATCGGATAGACGTTTCTATCCCCAAACAACTCGTCATTGGCATCATGACTGGCGAATGTACGTAACAGCTTTCTATCCTTGCTGTAGATATAACCTTGAGATACCATGATACTAGGTATCAGTTTATCAAACTCAGTCTTAGTGGCCCATCCGGAATCACCACAAATATCAAACCAAGTTATCTTATAGAAATAATATTTCTTTTTATTGATGACCGCGTGCTTATATTTAGATTTCTTCTTAACCATAGTTTGCCTTATTTCTGCCTTAATTGAGTCCCTATACTACTTAAAACATATTTTTCACTTCTTTTCCTTTTTTTTTTTTTCAGATTTGGTATCGGGGGTATCGGGATTGAGTGTTTATGCGGGTTTTTGGTATCGGGAATGCCTCCAAAGTATCGGGAATTCGACACTAAAGTGTCGAATTTTTTAACCATATTCAACTCTAAGTTGTATTTCATGTCTCTTTTCACTAAATTCGACACCAAAGTATCGGGAATTCGATACCAGGCCGACCCCTAGGTGTCGCAGACTTGTGCCTTAATTCTGCCACATTCATGCCTTAATTCCGCCTTTTTCAAACTCTTTCAACAATTCTGTTGTATTTATGTCACTACCCTCTTTTTCATCTTTAACAAGATCATAGTACATATCTAGACGTTTAAGAAAAGCATGTTTCCATTTTCTCAACTCTGAATCTGCAAATTTAAATTCTTGATAATATAAATCAGGAGTGCAAATCATTATTACTCCCTGTCTAATAGTAGACCCATAGATCTGATCATGAGCCATGGCATATGCTGCTATTTGCATATAGTATTCTGAAATCCACTCTAATCGTTTTGGTCTATTACTTTGTTTAAAATCTACAATGGTGTCTAATCCATTATGTGAACAAACTAAATCTGTTGAACCTGCGTATAAGCCCGGATAATATAATGTGACCTCAGACCCGTAATATCCATCAACGGGCGCTAGACCATCGTCTATGACCTTCTGAGCCATGTTTTTAGCTAGTTGTCCCATTGGTGTTAGATCCTCATATCCTGTCTGTAGTACATAATTTTCCAGATACTTATGCATTGAAGTACCTCGCTTAGCTGATTCATTCTTAATTCGTTCAGCTTCTTCTTTGCCCACCTTAGCTTTCCAGTTTCTAAGAAAAGCCTGGTCCTTGGTCCGTGATAAAATGCTCGTGACACTTGGTAATCTAACGCCATGAATGTCATAGGTCCGTGGTCCGCGGTCATCGATTCGTCTAAAGTCGTTATATTTATATTTATCTAGCTTCTTGAGCATAAAATTCTTTAACTCCTTTTATTTTACGAGTTCTATTTTTTAATATTTCTAGCCCTTCTAAAATTTTTTCTTTTTTCCTTTTTATCACCATATGAGGAAATATTTCTTTTTGTAATTTTAAAAAAGACCCACTTTGTAAAACCAGCTCATACGCTTGTTTTCTATCCACCCATTTTGATGTAAAAGGACACTTTTTTCTTGATGCTTTTCTACTGTCGTATAGTTTTGTGGATTCATTAACAATTTCATATTCTTTTAATTTTTTTAAAATAAAATCCATGATTGAAAAATTAGTATTTGCTAATTGAAGTCTTGCTTCAATAGAGCTGTAAATTTTTATTTTCCCAGATTTTAATTTTCCACTAGTTTTCGTTTTTCTAACTCCAACATATCCTTCAGCTTCAAAGAAACCTGCCAACCATGCAAAAAATTCTTCTCTATCGTGTTTTAAATAACTAAAATTAAATGTTTGACTGAAAACAGTTAAATATTGTTTAGCTTTATCTTGTTTTTCTACTAAATAAGTAGCAATATTATTGATAAGGGGAAG